TTAAACCAAAAACCCGAGAGCTCGTTTGTATAGGGTATCCGCTGCGGCGAAAGCAGCTATCTTAGCCAGCCGGTCGCAGATCCCATTCTCGCGATGTCCGTGGCCTTTGACCCATTGCCAGCGAACGTTATGTCGACTGGCCGCTGCATCGAGTCGTTTCCACAAATCAACATTCTTCACTGGCTTCTTCTCTGACGTCACCCAGCCGTTGCGCTTCCAGCCTTTCATCCAGAGCGTCATGCCGTTTTTGAGATACTGGCTGTCCGAATACAGAATGACGTTACAGGGGTACTTGAGCCGCTCCAGAGCCATCAGCGCGCCCATCATTTCCATGCGGTTGTTGGTGGTGCTGTGGAAGCCATCGGACAGCTCGCGCTCTTCATCGCGATACTGGAGCACAATGCCGTAGCCACCAGGCCCGCCCGGATTTTTGAGGCAGGAGCCGTCACTGAACACTTTTACGCTTTTAAGCTGGGAATTGAAGTCGATTGCGGGAGTTTTGAATCGGGTCTGGGAATGGTGGTTTCGTTTGGACTTTGGGCGGCAGCCAGTTTTTTGTCGGGCTGGTGTCTTCGTCGTCATGGTGGCTCCAGAAACGCGCGCCGCGACGATTTTTCCTCGCACGCGTGCGCACGCGTGCGTGTAAAGTATTTAAATTAATAAAAAACTTACTTCCCAGAACAGGGTTTAAATCCCCTGAACTGAACGAACGAAGTGAGTGAAGTTCACCTCGAACGAAGTGAGAGGTTGTCTTTTCAGGTAATACTCTCCCAGGGAGGTGAGTACAAAAATTCCTCACCAACTTGGTCGTTACATAACCTGAAAAGTTATGACCTAAGTCTACTGCCAGCTTAGGCTTGGGAAGTTATGGATGACAGCACCCCAGAACCGAGATCTTCCCACACTCTATGAAGGGGAGTACTGGATTCAACCTCTCGAAACATCCCAGACTCGACAATCATAAAGTGACCCTTGTCTCTGCCCACTTTGGTTCCCCCTTCCCCAACCCCTAAACGGTGCCGGTTCTACGCTGGTAGTGAGCTTTTTTAAACCTGACGCCAGTGACGCTACCCCCCACCCATCAGGTCGAGCTGGCAGATACATCTGCCAGCGCGGAGATTTTATCACTGGCGATCACGGCTTAAAATAGTTTGTACTTACCTACCAAACTGTTTGGTTATTATCTCGCCCATGAAGCTGGACATTGAGTGCAAACACCTCATTGATAAGTTCGCCTAAGAGCTGCTCCAGCAACTCGCGATGCTCGCCTGCGTGCAGGCATTTGAGTGACCATTCGTACAGACTGAAAGCCTTTTCGCGATCTTTCATCATGTCACGAGCTTTGGCCAGAAAATCGCTCTCAACGAGCGCTACGACGTTCGTCGGGTATGCCATGATAGTTTTCCTTACTGTGTCTTTAAAAACGATTCTAGAGCGTCTGGAGAGGGGTTCCAGAGAGTTCTGGAGGTGTAAATCGGTCTGGGAGTGGGTTCAGAAACACAGACTTTAAAAGCCTGTTTCTGTATATATTAATAATTAGTACTTAGTTATTTATACGGAAGCAGGTTCTGAAACACTCCCAGACTGGTATCAAGCTGCCTTCTTAACTGGTCTTTTCTTTCTGATGACATTGGCAGGATCATAACCACCCAGCTTTTTCATCACTGCCAGCGGTATCTTGCTGATGACATGCCCAGCTTCCTGACAAAACCCACGGAAGATGACCAGCATACTGCCACCGGGATTCACGTTGACCTCCACCAGCCCCAGCTCGATATCCGGCTCCACAAACGCCACACGGCCGCCAGACAGAATAACGGTCTCGTTGGCGCACCCAGTGGCGCGTTCATACCATTGGGTATCGAGGGACTGTGGGATTAGCATGACTGTCGTTACGCCACGCGCCTGCTCCCGAATGGCCGCGTCGATCCACGGAGATATCCGAGAGTAGGGCGGGTTGAGAAATGCCACGGTGCCAGGCTCACCCCAGCTGCTTTTCAGGGCATCACGCTCAACGCCGATGTAGTTGGGCAGCAGCGCGTTATCCTTGTTGCAGGCGACGTCCACATCGAACTCGGCGCCTATATATCGTTGGATGGCGATAAACAACCATTTGGGAGTGCGCCAAAGGTCTCGAAGAGAGGCATCTCGCTCTCGCTTTTTGATTTTTTCAGCTGCAATCATTGCTCTTTCCATTAGGTGACTACTTACCTATTGTTTCATTTGGCACAGCAAATCGCAAACAAAAGAAAACGCGTCAGAATTTGCAAAGGAAATGCATTCTGACGCGTTTTTTGGGTGCTGGGTATGCGATTGGCTTACCCAGCATCCCGAAGCTCCCAGGGGGCTTTATATTTAGTTCTGGGACGTCATCCAATAGTGTACTCCGTTACAAATTTCTTAATGATCGGGGACGCTTCGTTCAGCGTCAGCGTTCCACCATCACGCGTCGCGATGCCGACAGCAGGAAACAGCGCCATCATCTGGCCAGCCTGTGTTGAGGCAGTGTTCAGCGGATACGGCTTTTCCGGATTGCTCATCAGTGCCAGCTTGATGCTGTTACTGGTCGCCGTCTTGGTTTCGAGAATGTGGCGCACAGCAATCACCGTATAAACGCTAATTTCCGGACCGCCACTGAACCAGTTGAGAAGGTTTAAGATCTTATCCTTCGCTTTCACAGGCGCCTTCTCGAAGGCACTGGTAAAAGCCTCGCGATCCAGACCCGCACTGCTAAAGAACTCTTCATCCTTGCCTTCCAGAGTGAAGCGAGGCTTGGCTGGCGCCCGCTCTGTTTTGGCCGTTTGCACTTCAGGCGCAGGAGTTGGATCGGTTCCTTTAAACTCATTGTTGTGCGCTTCAATCACAGGTTCGTTTTCAGTTGCTGGCTCGGATGCCAGATCGTGCGCCGTCTCAACAACCTTCACGGACTCGTGCTCTACCTCCAGCTCTTCGAAGACGCTGCTCATGTCGTCATTTGCCACGCTATGCATAGCCTCATCCGCAACAGCTTCAACCGGACGAGTGATATGGTCATCCAGACCAGCCAGCAGATCGTCAATGTCATCGCTGCCGCTCGACTTCGCTGCTTTTGCCACTGGCTCATCCAGTGACTGAAGCATGGCGGTCAGTTCGTCCAGGTCATCGTTCTTAACTGCGTTATTAATAGTGCTCATGTTTATCTCCTTTCGTTAATCGCGTACTGCGTTTTGATGAGCGTATTTTGACAAGACCTATTAGGCGGAAAAGAGACAAATACAGGCAGTTAGAATGACTTGAGGGAAAAAGAAAGCGCCATCAGGCGCTTTCAAAGGGGAGTTTAAAGAAGCCGTATTTTTCACGCGCTTTGAAGAAACATTGCATCATGAGTTCTGTATCGTAGAGCGCGCTGTGCGCCTTCTCTCGGTCATATACGAAGCCCAGAGAGAACGCCAGCTCTTCCAGGCGTGGGCGTTTGCCGTCTTCGGTCGCCCAGAGGGCTGATAACATGGAATCCACAAGCGGCACATCTGGCAATGTCACCCCATACCCGGCGAACTCGTAGCGGATGAATGGAATATCGAAAGCTTCGCCGTTGTGCGCCACCCACACACTACACGCGCCCATGTAGGCAGCAATCTCTCTGGCATGGTCAGACAACAGCGGCTCTGCGGCCAGCGCTTCCAGCGAAATGCCATGCACCGCCTGGGCTTTTGGGTCGATACTGCGACGTGGATTGAAACGCATTTCAAGGCTGTCGATGTGGGTCTGGGTGTCCAGATCGTAACGCGTAATGGCGATTTCAATGATTTTATGGCCGGATGTGAAATCCAGCCCTGTGGACTCGATATCGATACCACCGACAATCGTGGTCATTGCTACTCCTTACAGCTTCTTCGCGCCTTTCAGCAGTACGCCACGTACAAACTGAGCGGCCTTCTTCAAGGCTTCCTCACCACTTTCACAGACGACTGGCGCCCGCCATTCACCCGTCGTGGTATTGAGGACGTTAATCTGGTTCGTTTCGAGGCAGACGGAGACATAGAGCACCGAGCCGCCAGCCAACTGGAGATGCAGAGGAAAGAGAGGGCGTTTGGTGCCGTGGTTAAATTGCGACATGGCCACGTTGATGGCCTCGCCAACTTCCTCCCCAACAAGACCCTGCGCTGACTCGAAAATAGCGCGGATTGCCAGCCGCGCTTCGCGCTCTGTCATGAGTGAGCGATCCTGCTCATCCGCAATGCGGATCAGCGCTTCGACAACTTTGCGATCTAACTCATCAGTCAGGGGTAGTTCTTCTATCATGCTGTTTTTCCTGAAATGATTCTGCGAGATGGATTGTCGCATCGCGTAACAGGCGAGCAAGTTTCAGTGATAGGTAACTCGCCCAATAGCACGGCGCTCGATCCGCTCGACGGCACTATCCAGCACGCGCATAACAGACCTGGCCCGAGCATCTATCGTTTTGCATTTCTCTGAGATGACGAATACTTGCAGGTCACCAATTCTGGGCATGGCGTTAATTTTGGTGAGTTCGCCACACATCAGCGCATCGATGCGCGCAACATAGAGGCGGTCAAGAGAAGCACGCTGCTCCCGGCTTCGATCTGCATTGCTCAATGCCACGCCGGGTCGAAGCCCGACAATCGCGTTGAAGTTGCTGACGGCAACACGGTGGCAAAAACGCTCGATTTCAAGTGCCAGCTCGATGCAGCGCTCTTCATTGGTCTGGCCTGCCAGATCTAACGTGTAAGCCACGACATCCAGCGGTGTGCGATCAATCACGAAGCCTTCCATGCCGCGGGTAATCAGCTCGATATGTTTGGCAATCTCCATTTGCACTTGCAGGCGTTCGTAAAGCGGCAGCTGCTCTCCCACTTTTACGCCAAGCTCGCTCATCAGCTTGCCGACACCGGCATCCACATAGGGGATGCCGTAATGCCGATCGATAAATTTGGCCAGGGTTGTTTTTCCACTGCCCTGGGCACCAGTGATCCCAATCCGGTAATCCATTACGACCTTCTGTAAACGATCTGCAAAAAGCCAGGCTCATCCTCACTCGCACGTTGGGTATAAGCCGTATCCACGGGTACAAAGCCTAAAGCGCGCATCATCTGCGCCGGGAAGAACGCGTCAGCCTCTGGCACGTCCACGCCAATGTGTGAGAGCCAAATTTCTTCCACATGCGGCATCATCACGGAGTAAATCTGGCCGCCGCCAATAACCCACACCGGATCTGGCAACGCCAGCACATCCTCCACACACGCGGGGTAAAACCCATTGGGCATATAGCCACGAGAACGCGTGAAAACGAGATTGTGGCGCTCCGGAAGCGGGCGCTTGAGACTTTCCATCGTCTTACGCCCCATCACGACGGTGGCGTTTCTGGTGAGCTGTTTGAACAGCTTCAAATCGGTCGGGCAGCGCCAGGGGAGATCATTGCCAATGCCGATCTCGTAATTGCGGCCGACAGCTGCAATCATCTTCATTGGCTCACCTCATAAATGGTTGGTCGCTGATGGGACTCCGCCAGAACGGCACGCAGTCTTGGGTCGTGTATCAGCGCGGCGATGAGTAAGTCGCCTTTGTGCGCCGCCAGCGTGCGTTTGACGTGGGTATCGAAGCTGACACCCCGCGGAGCAAGGTGTAGCCAGTCGTAATCAATCCCAAAATCTTTCAACCAGCGTTTGGTCGGCTCTTCAAGCGTCTCCGGGCGGCTGCTGATAAGCACCACTTCAGCGCCGGAGCGAGCAAAACCGCGCAACATGCGGCTGGTGGAAAAGATGAGTTCGTCACCTGCAATGAGAGCGCCTGCATCTGCATCAGACACCGATTCACGATGGCTGGCCCGCGCCAGCACACCTTCGATTTCACACAGCACATACATTCCTCTGGCCATATCACACCGCCACTGGAACCTTGATCCACGGAAGCGGGTCATAGCCGCAGACCTGTACCCCTTCCCACTTAAAATCATCCAGCTCTGCCCACTCATGCGGGAAAATGACGACAGGATCGGAATGTGCCGGCGCCTCACGCCCCATCAGCTCATTAACGCCGTCCATGTGGTTGTCGTAGAGATGAACGTCAAAGCCAAAATGCACAAAGGCGCCAGCCATATGGCCGGTGATCTTCGCGAGGAAATGGGTGAGGATGCCGTAGCCTGCAATGTTGAAGGGAAGCCCAACGAAGGTGTCCACGCTGCGCTGCACCAGACAAGAGTTCAGGATGCGTTTCGGGATGCCCAACGCGTCCAGCGCACTTTCGGTAATGCCGCCATCTTGTTCCAGAATGCAGAGCATCTGGGTGTAAACAGACTCATGGCCGTGACGGTTATGCTGCACGCCAATCTCGGTTGCCATTGCCAGACGGGTTTCAAAGTCCAGCTCGCGACTCCATAGCGAGAAGACAAAGTGGCAGGGCGGAAGCTTCATGTCCTCCAGCTCGCCGACGTTCCAGGCATTCAGCAGGATTCGACGGTCGGTAGGGTTGGTGCGGAGCTTGTCGACAATGCGCTGTAGCTGGTCAATTTCGCGGGATAAAACCACCCGATCTTCTTCAACGCCCAGATAGCCCTCAACCTTGTAGCCTCGTTCGCGGAAGGTATCGATTTGGCGCAGATAATCGCTGTGCGCAACGACGCGGGTGTCGTTCCAGCGACGCCACTGCTTGCCATACACCGGGCCTAAATCGCCATTTTCATCAGCCCATGCATCCCAGATTTTTACACCGTGGTCTTTCAGGAACTGGATGTTGCCGGTTCCTTTCAGATACCACTCCAGCTCTACCAGCAGCGGTTTGAGATTAACGGACTTGCCGGAGATCAGCGGCACAGAGCCACCAGTCAGCATGTAGTAAGACGGGACATAAGAGACACTCATCGTGCCGGTGCCAGTACGATCACCCGCATGGACGCCAGTTTTGAGTACGGTTTCAACAATTTTGGCATACGACGTACTGGTAAGGTGACCGTTGGTATGCTCACGATTCAGTAAAAAAGACAAATCAACCTCGCATTAATAGGTAATCACATACTTATCTATATGCAAGTTTATCCGGCAGAAGCCTTCAAGGCTAGAAATTGGGACAAAAAAAATGGTGGCACAGAGGCCACCACAGTAAAAGAGATTAAGAACTTGGACAATAAAACACGCCCAGGCAATATAACTTGATAAGTTTGTACTTACAAATGATTTTTGACCACTTCGTACAATTCAGAAGTTTTTGCCTTTTCAACGAACGGAGTCAGGTCAACATCGCTGTAGGTGGGGGATTTGAGGATCTTCCCATCGGACAAACGAAAGCCGATCATCATCTCGGTGCCGTCTGTATGACGGAAGCCCAGATCATTTTTGTCGTATTTGCAGTTCTCTACCGCTACACGACGCTCCTCGGCATCAGCTGGCCACAACTTCGTCATATTTGAACGGTGGATCTCAGCCACCAGCTCGACGACATCGATACCCATAAAGTCTGCAAGGCGGTAGGTCATCATGCAGGCCACATAAATTTTGTTCATTACGCGGCGCAGCGCCTGGATGAGTTCGGCATCACTGACTTTCGTCTTTTCCAGTCTGTCTGCCAGCGCATTCAGCATGTCGGCCGCCTCTTCTGCTTCCCGGAACGGAATGGCCATATCGTCAAAGACGGTGTTGCCCGGAACCATGATGGTTTCGAAGAAGCGATCTACGCTTTGTTCCTGGGTGTAATAGCTCATCCCGGTAGAAATGCCGCCTTTAATCGCCACCATTGAGCCGATGCCCACATACAGGAAGTCAGCCATCGCATCCAGCAGGGCAGTCATGTCGCCGTTCCTGGCAGCTGGGATGCCTTCAGTGACAGCTTCTTCGTGGATCAGCTTGGCGCGCAGACGCAGTAACGACGGCTCCGGCATGGCACGACGCGGGTGCTGAAACAGCTCGTGGAACTGGTCAACCATCTTGTAGATGCTTTCTGTCGCCATAGCGTAGCCCGGATTCAATTCATAAGGCTCAGGTTTGAAGCCGACCAGTTTTTCGGCAGCAAGCTTAAGATGATCGGTCAGATTCGTGAATGTCATGTCTTTTCTTTCCTTAGAACTTCATTTGATGCATGGATTGTGACCCAGCTCAGCCAGGCCACAAAACGATGAGAGCGGATTTTAAAGGTCAGCGAACTGGTTCAGACCTGCGCGGTCGACAGTCGAGTCAATCTGACCAACGAGATAAGTGCTTTGCTCTGCTTCCTGCGGGGCAATTTGCAGCGTGTCGGAGAACAGCCATTTGTTCATCCACACCAGCGGATCGTCTTTGATTTCCGGGAACAGTGGGTTCAGACCCAGGCGACGCATTGCCAGGTTGGTGCGGTATTTTACATAGGTCTTGAGGATTTCCGCGTTCAGACCAATCATCGAACCATCTTTGAACAGATAGTCAGCCCAGCGCATTTCCTGTCCGGCCACATCCATCATGGTCTGATAGATGTAATTCTCCTCCTCAGCAGCGATTTGCTTCCACAGCAGCCCCTCACGGCCGGTGCGCATGAAGCGGAGCATACGCTCAGTACCTTCACAGTGAAGTGCCTCATCGCGCGCAATGAAGCGCATGATTTTGGTGTTGCCCTCCAGCAGTTTTCGCTCGCCAAAAGCGAACGTACACGCGAAGCTCACATAGAAGCGGATCGCCTCAAGCGAATTGATGGAGACCAGTGTACGGAACAGCTGACGGTGAAGAGGGTAGGGCTTTCCGTCGAAATCCGCAGCATACAGGCGCTCGAACTCATCCTCGCCGAGATGCTGGCGCGCGCAGGTCATGTCATAGAGCTTGTCATACTCGGAAGAGATGCTGATAGCCCGGCTGATAATCTCTTCATCAGCCACTATGCCATCGAAGACGGTGCTCGGATCGTCCACCATGCCGCGGATGATGTGCGTATAGCTACGGCTGTGAATAGTTTCAGAGAACGACCAGGTCTCAACCCACGTTTCCAGCTCAGGAATGGAGATCAGCGGCAGCAGAGTCGCGTTTGGACTGCGACCCTGAACGGAGTCCAGAAGCGTTTGGTAACGCAGGTTGCTCAGGAAAATATGACGCTCGTGCTCTTGCAGCTTATTGTTGAAGTCGATGCGGTCAGTGGTGATATCGACCTCTTCAGGACGCCAGAAGAAAGAGAGCTGTTTTTCAATCAGCTTTTCGAAGTCACGGTATTTCTGCTGATCGTAGCGCGCCACGTTCACGGACTGCCCGAGGAACATTGGCTCTTTTGTTGCGTCGTTAGCGCCCAAACGGAAAGTGGAATAGCTCATGTGTTTCCCTTTGAATGTTATCGAATGGTTTTAACAATTTGTTTTAAGAACTACCAAAACAAGTTGTTATCTTATTGGTGAAAATAAGGCGTGCAACAAAATGAAAAGGTGGGGATTTCTCCCCACGCTTATCAGATCTTGCAACCGCAGTCGTATTCTTCTTCTGGCTGAACAACGGGTTCTGGTTCAGCCACTGGTTCGGGCTTGACCACCACAGTCGGCTCCGGAGAGGCAGACTCTTCATCGTCGCGCTTGCCAGCGCCATCACGCGTATTGTGGTAGTAGAGGGACTTGACGCCCTGCTGGTACGCGTAGAGCAAGTCTTCAAGCAGCTTCATCATTGGAACCTTGTCGCCAGGGAAGCGAGTCGGGTCATAGTTGGTGTTGGCCGAGATAGACTGATCGAAGAACTTCTGGATGATTGCCACCTTCGTCAGATAGCCGTGGTTGTCCGGCATATCCCAGAGGTACTCGTACTGGTCTTTCAGCTGCTCGAAATCCGGAACAACCATCTTCACAATGCCGTCTTTTGAAGACTTGACGGAAACCGGACCGCGCGGCGGCTCGATGCCATTGGTGGAGTTGGTGATCTGGCTGGAAGTCTCGCAAGGCATCTGGGCAGACAGCGTCGAGTTACGCAGACCATGCTTGAGAATGCGGCCACGCAGCTCTTCCCACGGCATTTTCAGTTCGAAGGACGTTTCTGGATTGGCGTCCAGCGTCTTGCGGTAATGGTCTACAGGCAGCAGCCCCTTCGCATACTTGGTGTGGGAGAACCACTCACACGCGCCTTTGGCTTCAGCCAGGCGGCAGCTTGCATCGAGGAGGTAATACTGGATCGCTTCAAACGTCTCATGCACCAGCTGGTTGCCAGCGGCGTCGGAGTAGTTGAAGCCGTTCTTGGCCAGATAGTAGGCGAAGTTGGTTACGCCGATGCCGAGGCTACGACGTGCTTTTGCCGGAACTTCGGCAGCAGCCAGCGGGTAGTCCTGATAGTCCAGCAGTGAATCCAGAGCCGCAACCGCATAGAACGCGACACCTTTCAGGCTGTCCAGAGAGTCGATTGCCCCGAGGTTAAAGGCAGACAGGGTGCAAAGCGCGATTTCACCATTCGGATCGTCAGTGTAAGCCAGCGGTTTGGTTGGCAGCGTGATCTCCGCGCAGAGGTTGGACTGGCGAACCGGCGCAACTTCCGGATCGAAAGACCCGTGCTCGTTCATATGGTCAACGTTGGCGATATACACGCGGCCAGTAGAAGCACGTTCCTGCAACAGCGTAGAGAACAGTTCCACAGCCGGAATCGACTTCTTACGAATGCTCTCATCTGCTTCATACTGCGCATAAAGCTCATCAAATTTGTCCTGATCGGCAAAAAAAGCATCGTACAGGCCCGGTACATCATGTGGGCTGAAAAGAGTGATGTTTTCGTTGCGTACCAGACGGCGATACATCAGACGGTTGATCATCACACCATAGTCCAGGTGACGGACGCGGTTTTCCTCAACACCACGGTTGTTTTTCACTACCAGAAGGCTCTCAACTTCGAGGTGCCAGATCGGGTAGTACGCTGTAGCCGCGCCGCCACGAACACCGCCCTGGGAGCAAGACTTCACTGCGGTCTGGAAATGTTTCAGGAACGGGATAACGCCAGTGTGGATAGCTTCGCCATTGCGGATCTCACTGCCCAGCGCACGCAGACGACCAAAGCCGATACCAATACCTGCACGGCGCGATACATAGTCAATAATCGCAGCAGATGCAGCGCTAACCCCTTTCAGGCTGTCTTCTGCCTCAATCAGCACACAGCTGGAGAACTGGCGAGTCGGAGTACGAGCACCGGCCATGATGGGTGTTGGCAGAGAGAGTTTGAAGGTACTGGTGACGTCATAGAAGCCTTTGACCATCTCCAGTCGAGATTTGCCCGCGCAGCCATCTTCCCAATTCTGGAACAGACACATGGCCACCAGCATATAGAGCTGCTGCGGCGCCTCATAAACCTGACCAGTTACGCGGTTCTGAACAAGGTACTTGCTGGCCAGCTGAACGGTGGCGGCATAGCTGAAAAACTCGTCGCGCATAGGCTTGATGTAGGCACCCAGCTCGTCAATTTCCTCACGAGTGTAGGATTTTAGCAGCTCTTCATCATAAACACCGCGGCTAACGTTGCTCACGATGTGGTGATAGAAGTGTGGGTAAGCGTACTGGCCGAACGCATCTTTGCGGATCTTGAACAGGCTCAGACGCGCCGCAACCTGGGAATAGTTCGGGGTCTCTTTAGAGATTAAATCGGCAGCTGACTTCACCAGAGCCTCATGCAGCTGGCTGGTGGTCATACCATCAAAAATGCTGGCGGCTGCGCCCATAGCGATGGCAGACGCGCTAACGTTGCGAATGTTCTCTACGCCCCACATCAAAACGCGATTATATTTTTCCTCTGACAGCGGCTCAGTTGAACCGTTACGTTTAACGATGGTTATCATGTGTCCTCCAATAAAAAAGCCACTATATGTAGTGGCTTAATGTTATTAGATAGGTACTTATCTATCAATATCGAGCTTATAAAATGCCGGAGAGAACATCACGAACCTGACGGAATTGATCGGTCTGCATACCGGTGTAGATCGCAGCGACGGCATCCGCGAGATGTTCGTTCTTGGCGACCATGACATCCTTGCCAGATTGCTTTCGGTGGAGCCACGGGGCGTCTGGCTGCTGCTGAACCGCCCACTGAATGATCTCCTCTTTAGACGTGGTCAGCTTGTTGCCAACGTAGTGTTTGATCTCGTTTGGCGTAACCTGAATCAGCGGCTTATCCACGCACGCCAGCACGCCAATACACACACCGTATGAGGTCTGGGCGCGCGAGGATTGACTGCCAACCGGCAGCTCACAGAACACCATGTGCGCCTGCTCAATGATGGGCTTGGCTGTGCGCCAGATTTCATTGGCGCGGCGCAGATCGTCACTGTTAACGCGAACGGTCTTTTTGTTGCCGCCAGCTTTGGTTTCCACCAGCGTCAGGCCGTGAATGTTGAGCTTGTCTGCTTCCAGATCCAGCGTACCAATCGCCAGGCCGAAGTTGCTCATTGACGGGTCGACACCGACCACGCGAATCACTTTACTCATTTAGTCTCCTTACCATGTTGCCCACATAGGGCATTCCATTAACTTCTGCTCAAGAGTCTTTACCGGTTCACGACGAACAGGCTCAGAAACACCACTCATCACACTAACGCTGTCACTGGTCAGCACACCGGCAGCAATATCCGAGTCGATCATGCTCTGCCCGATAAAATGGCGCATGATATCGATGAGCTGGCGCGCATCCTCTTTGTTCGCGTGAAACACATAGGGCAGCACAACTTCCACCACCGCGACGTTGCCATCCTCACAGCCAAAACACAGCCTGGCGCTCCCCACAACAGGGCTAGAGGTGTCCAGCTCAATGTCGAAGCTGGAAAACGCCTCACCAGGCATTGTGATGTGCGTTGCGCGCATATTGACGTAACGTGTCATGTTGGCGAAGGCAGTGCTAATGTGCGCCGCTATCGCCCCAAAGAGCGCATTCTCTGTGATGTTCAGACCATCAGTTTCAGGGATAACCACAAAACCTGGCCCTGTGTGCGGAAGGTATCCACCTTCCGCGAATGGGTTGATGAGGATGGGGGCTGTGCTTCCTGACGGCAGCTCGTCAAGATTTGGCATCACCGGCGTTCGCGACAGCAGATCTACCAGCGCCGAGAACTGCTCTTCACTGATATTGCTGTTTTGCCAGCAAAGCCCCAGCGGCCTGTTTATCGCGGTGTGGCTGTTTATCAGCTTAATTGACTGCATCACAGCGAACATTTGCAGGAACTGCGAGCGGCTAAGATTAAACGACATAGCTGCGCCCCTCTTTTACTTCGACAGTAATGGTTTCCCGGAACCAAGACTTCATCTCTTTGTGCGAGATAATCATGACTGTGCCGCGTTCACGCGCTTTGGACTCCAGAATCCCCATGAGACGCTCCAGCCCCGCTGTATCGAGCGCGTCGTCGATCTCGTCACCGATAAACAGCTCTATGCTCTTGCTCGCGCGACTGGCAACCAGATCTTGCAGAGCCAGCGAACACGCAATGCGCACCTTACGCTTTTCACCACCTGATAGTGTCTGGAAGGATTTGCTGGAACCTGTTTTCGTCACGCTGATATTGAACTTGTCGCGATATTCACCTTTCTTGGTTGTCTCCATCGTCGACCATTCCGCCACGATATTGCCGTCTGAAAGCGTGTTGAGGTATTCCGCTGTCCTGACGTTCAGGAAAGGCGTGACAGAGGTCAGGATATGAGAGCGAACGCCAGCTGGTGAGTAAACCTGGCGAGCTTTCTCTAACAGCAAAGCCTGCTCCTGAATATTATTTAATTCAGTTTTAAGTACTGCATAATTAGATTTATTGGCAGCCAGGTTCTCTTCATGGCGTTTAATGACAGCGGTGAATGGGTTAGCTTCGGCGATAATGCGATTAACCTCATTGCGCGCTCTCGCGACCAGCGCCTCAACAGCCGACAGTTCGCGTTCGCGATGGCGTAATGCACTCAGCTCATTTGTCAGTCGTTCGAGTTTGGCAATGATGGCAGACACGTCGGGGGTTGCTGCGACAAGAGCAGATTCGATTCCGAGCGCCTTTTCAAGACGCGCTTTGTGTTGAGCCACTGCCGTTGCAAATGCCTGCGCCTGGCTGATCTCATTGCGAGCCTGTTCAATTAACCCCTCCTTCACGGTTGATAAATCTTCTTCGCAGTAAGGTTTGCCACACGTAGAGCAGGGCGCTCCAACTTTGGTGTTAACCTCCTCCGCTTTGGTTTTAAATGCACGAGCACGACTCATGGCGTCATTTTGTCCGGCCTCTGCTGTGCGGATATTGGCGCGGATCTCAGTGACAGCGCCACGCACCTTCAGTAGCTTCGCATCATGCTCTTCTTTAGAGGCCAGCTTCTCTCGTTCGGTGGCGATAGCGTTTTCTGTATCGCGAATTTGCTCTGGCAGCGTGCGCATTTCCATTACGACCTCGGCCAGCGTGACTTCCGCACCGGCCAAGTCGACGCGAGCCTTATCCAGACGCTCGCCACGCTCACGCTCCCAGCTTTCAGATGAGGTTTTGGCAGATTCAATTTCCGCTTGCGCCGTCTCAATAAGCGTGAGACAGGCATCCATTTTGGATTTGGTGACATCCATGCGTGCTGCGGCCGCGTTGGCACGTTCGCGAGCGATGGCGTAGGCCCGAGTCAGGCGGTCGACGCCAGCGGCCTCCTCCACGATGGTTTTAAGGTTTTTGTCGGACATGCCTGGCAGATCTGGCATGGCTTCCTGACTGGCGTATATGGAAGCCATGAAGACCTCTTTTGACGCACCGATCAGGCGCTCTACAAACTCCTGCGTCAGCGTATCCTTGCCTTTGGTCATGTCGCCGTCTTCACCACGCACGATCAGCCGGTTTTTGAACTCTTTGTGCTTGCGATGGCGAACGATGGCGTAACGCTTACCCTCATCTTCGATTGTGACCATGACACGACAGTTTTTCTCATGCCCTGTAGACAGCACATCGTCACCCTTTACGCCATGCGCTGTTTCGCCATAAAGACACCACATTAAGCTGTTCATCAGGGTCGATTTGCCCGCGCCATTGCTGGCTGCGGAAGAGTCGCCGCTGTTAACGCCCTGGATGAGCACCAGCCCGCGCTGATCCAGTTCGACTTCGGCGCTGGCCAGCGCCATAAAATTCTCAACGGTGAGCTTTAAAAATTTCATTTAACGCCTCTGATCTTATGCGTCAGTTTTTGACCTTTTCGTAATCTGAACTCTGTGTGAGCCGGAAAAGACTGGCGCTTCAACACGCCTTGTTCTGTCAGTCTTCCCAGATAAAACGCCAGGTGGTTCCCACCAGATGGGTAGGGCTTGTGAATCATCACGGTATGCCCACGAGCAAGCCTCTTTATTGCGCTCGCATACTCGTAAAGGCTCGAAGAACCGGCCGCCATCACACTGCCTCCGCACTCTCTGCTTCGGTCAGGATTTCCTGACACAACATGTCCAGTTTGCTCAGGTCGAAGCCGCCGTCTGTGTCGTGGACGATCTTGCAGTAGGCCGCAACGGACTCGCCCAGGCTGTCAATCTTGCTGGTCTCTGCGGTGCTGGCAGTGCCTTCCATCATTGAGGCCTTGCGGATGAAGTTGCAGACGACGCCTTTGGCTCCCATCGTTTTAAGGACGTTCTGGATTTTGATGCCTTCTTCATCACTTTCGACGATGGCGCGGAAGCGCACGTAGTTGCCGCGGATCAGCGAATCGTCGACGTCGTCTTCCAGGTTCACGAACTTGGGCGCCGAGGTTTCGTGGTGGGTGAAAGTGCCGTCTGGGTTCACGATCATGAAACCGGCCAGCGACCCCACATCTCCCCAATTCTGATGTGTCAGAGCGCCGATGCTCACCACACCCGGCAGCACTTCTTTGTGATTGTGGTAATGGCCAGACAAGAGCAGGCGGAAGCCAATGTCTTTCAGCTCCTGCGCATCGATGCCCACATCTGGCATCGTTGGGATCGCTTTGTTGATCGAGGTATGCACTACAACGTCATGCTTGTCGCCAGACAGCCCTGAACGCAGTGTCTTGAGGTCGCTGATAAGCTCCGCGTGGTTGTTGCGCCAGCTCATCATATGAACGGTAACGTCACCCATTTTGATGGAGTGGGCACGCTTGCCGCAGACGATCTCCACGCCAATCGAGCGCAACGACGCCGCAGCGTTGGCGCTGTAGACAGAGTCGTTAGTTTCGAGGTCGTGGTTCCCGGCCAGCATAGCCACTTCAAGGCCAAGCTCTTTGATGATCCACTCGTAGGTTTCTGTGACAAAGTGCAGAACGGAAGGTGATACTGCGCCTCGTACATGGAACGTGTCGCCAGCCACCAGCATGTACTGGCATCCTGCCGCTTTCATAGCTCTCGCCGCTTCTTTGGTTGCGTCGAGTTGAATCTCCAGTCTGGAGTTCAGACCGTCAGAGTTAGTTGTCGCAAAAGCATCCCAACGATGATAATGGGGATCTGAAATCACCCCGTATGGAACAGTCATGTGTCTTTTCCTTTGTGGTTGTTTTGATACAAATTCTAAGCGTGCTTGAGAGGCGAACAATCTGGTCAGCACGGCACATAAGGAAATGTATAGGCACATGATTATCGCAAAATATATAAGTAATTACATACCTATTTTTACATGGTATCAAACATTCATATCCGTTAAAGCGCACTCTATAATCGCAGCCATTCAGCAAAGCTGATGGAAACAAGGAGAAGAACAATGAAACGCGTGATTTTGGCGACACTGGCAATCGGGTTGGCTGGGTGTGCGTCCACACCACCGAAAGATCAGAAGTACATTGGTGGCAATGTCGATATTTATTCCACTTCAAGCGTCGCCATTGCCCAGGACAGAGCCGACAAATTGTGTGGGAGCCATGCCTACTTTGTCTCTAATGACAATGACTTAAAGGAAGTGCTGGGCAAATATGCCTCACCATATCCAAAAATTACCTTCAACTGTGACCTCGAAATGGCCGCTCATCTCGGCAGTAAAGAGGCATATGAGATCAAGATGAAGCGCGTAGAACAAGCCTACAAGGAGATGTACAAGGCACAATACAGACTGAAAGAAGCGCGCCGCAGGAACGCTGATCCGAAAAAACTGGAGTCCTATACGGAAAGAGACCCTGATGGGACGATTCGGAGCTACAGCTTTTTTAATGGCAAATCTTGTGAAGCCATCACCTATCCCGATGGAACTGGCAAAACCACCTGCGATTAAAGTTTCAGGGCAACCCGTGTGGGTTGCTCCCATTTCAAACTCTCGTAGCGCTAAACGCTTCTGTGAGACACGATGTTTTCTTGCCATCCAAAGACATGGCTTTGTAATTAAATCGTCTCAGAGGGCTTCTGACGCGCTATGTTGATGTCGATCACCCCTGCTTTTGGACGTGGGTCAACGAGATGTAGCTCTTCCTCGCTGTGATATTCGGTGTCGAACTCCCGGTCGAGGTGTTTGACGTAAATAGCTGTCAGCAGGCTGTCGTCTTTGAGGAAGTGCCCGTAAGATTTGCGGATAACCTCGCTTACCTTCTCGATCTTCTCTCCACCCATACACAGGTGGTTAAAGCGGCTGTGTTTACGCAACATCTCATCCACTGGCCCGGAGTATACCTTGTCCACTTTGCCAAACCGGATGATCTTTCCAGTATCAGCCTCAACCACACAAACAAGCTTTCCAGGTTCGACGCGGTCTCGCCATGTCACACCAGAGCGTAGCGTGTTGAAGTAGGGCGCGTCTAATCCGATGATCGGTTTGCGAAATGCCAGCAGAGGCACGTATCTGATGCAGCTATTCAGGTGAAAGTGGGCGCCTGCCTCATGTAGTTTTATGCGCGCTTCGTTAATCGGACATTTGGAAGCAATGCCACACAGTTCACAGAGGAGCTTCTGCTTGTTCAGGTTGGTATTTGACTCAATGGTGTAGGAGCCATCCTCAAGGCGGCGTACCCAGCGTGTGCGTTTTAGATCCATGTTCTTAATTCACGTTATTGTTGCTCGCCGCAAACATAGCGCATGAGGTGCGGCAATGTTCGCAAACGCCTGTTTTAGTTATTCACATTATCCACAGGGTAGATCCTATTAATTAGATCCCGTATAGATCCCTATATAGATCAAAAGAGATCCCCGATCCTCGCAGGCCGCGCCACGTCTGGCCTCACGGGGTATTCGCGTATGCTGTCAGCGGTAAAAGATATGCTGTCAGCGGTAAGCGATATGCTGCCATCTGTTTTTGGTATGCTGCCAACGGCAAATAACGTATGCTGTCAGCGGTTGGAAGCGGAAAGGTGTCAACATGCCCACTCGACAGAAAAAAGAAACCAAAAACAATGCGTTAGACGACAGTATAGATAATTTTGAAGAAGAATCCCTCGAACTATACACAGGCGATCTTGTTCCAAACAGCAACAATACTGTTCAGCCTATAGCGTTGATGAGACTCGGTTTGTTCGTGCCCACGCTAAAGGGGACAAAGAACAGCAAGCGGAACAGACCTAATGAGATCGACGCCTCAAAAGAACTGGTTCAGCTGGAGGTTGCTCGTTCAGAAGGGTATTCCGACATCAAGATAACAGGTCCACGCCTGGATATGGATCACGATTTTAAAACGTGGGTCGGCGTCGTGCGCTCTCTGGCCGAGTACGGGGAGCCGAGTGGCCGCGTCGAGTTGAGCATTACCAAGTTCGCCAAATTCTGCGGCTATCCGTCGTCGCAGATCCGCAAGACGCTGCGTGACAGGCTCACCAACAGCCTCCTGAAGATCATGCGCACCACGCTCTCTTTCCAGCGCACGTATGAAGAAAAGAACGTCGACGGCTCGAACAAAATCTCGCTCCTGATGGTTCACCTGGTGAACAGCGTCGATTACAACGAGCAAAAAGACTCCATCATCTTTCACGCAGAGCCGAAGCTGGCCGAACTCTATCGCTTCGACCACAAAGTGCTGCTCCAGCTAAAAGTCATTAACAAGCTGCCGCGCAAAGAGACCGCCCAGGCGCTGTATACGTTCATCGAAAGTCTTCCAGCCAAACCGGCACCAGTATCGCTGGCAAGGCTTCGAGCTAGACTTAATTTGAGTAGTCGCAACGTCAGCTCGCAGAACCAGACCATCCGCAACGGCTTAAAAACGCTGGAGGAATTGGGCTATCTCGAATACAGCGAGATTAAGCGTGGCCGCTCGATTTACATTCAGATCCACAGCCGCAATCCCAAGCTTAAAGCCTCTTCGGTCAAAGAGGAAATGCCCGCGCTTCCGGATAAGCCGGTCGAGAACACGTCTTCTGGTGTCGATGCAAAACAAAACCTCGTGAACAAAATCACCGAGTTATCGCAGAACCTGACGCCCGAAAACATCAAGCTGATCGAGATTCTCTCCAACAGCCTGAAACTCCTTTGATATGCTGTCAGCGGTAAAACGTATGCTACCAGCGGTACAAGATATGCTGTCAGCGGTATTTTTCACATAAAGTATGCTGTCAGCGGCAAAAAGATATGCTGTGAGCGGTAATTTTTAGAAAATGTATGATATCAGCGGGCGATTTTGCTCATTAGCCCGCCGTTATCTGGTCTGCGCGCCTCTTCGATCCCATTTCCCGCGACAACTTCCCCAGTGGTCACTAACCCCGCAAGCCGCATGAAATAAGGGTTTGCACTCACTAACTTGATTGTTTTTCTCGTCCTGACAGAGCGCCCACAGAGGCGAAAAGCGTCGATATGCTGCCAGCGGTATGAGGTGATGTTTGGATATGCTGTGAGCGGTAAACCTTGTCTTGTGGTCATAACGTATGCTGTCAGCGGTAAATTGAGCGACTAAAAGATATGCTGTCAGCGGTAAAAATGGGGCGAATTTAGACAAACGTATGCTGTCAGCGGTAGGCGCTATGATGTTGCTATTACGGGAAAGATAACCACTATGGGAAGTGGTTCTTCCCATAGTGGATAATGGATCAGATGATTTTCTTCAGCAGCCCCCAGAGGGTTTGTGCTTTGGATGTGAGCTTTCCGCTTTCCGGATCGTACATGCGCCATTCGCGACGCTGGTGGACTATAAAGCCGTCTTCACGCTCCAGGCGCTCCATCACATCGGACTTTCTGAATCCTTTGGCGCGCCAGTAGCCGCTCGTTTTTTCGATTTCCAGACCTGTCAGTGTCATCGCCATTAACCAACCTCCTTGCAGTCATCGAAAAGGTAACTGGCGTCCTTTGCGTGAACGCCGTAGCTATCACCTGATTTGTTGTAAACAAGCTTGTCCTCACCGACGCCGGTCAGTTTGTTGTCGCGTCTTGTAAGGTAAGGAGAGGACAAAACGCGGTCATCGCGAACGATGTAAAATTGCTCCCCGCTATCCACAACCATCGCTCCATAGGGCGCTTTAACGACGTTTGTCAGCGTGTCTTTTTTTGTTTCGGCCACAGACATCTCGCACTCATAAATGCGAGTGTCAGCAGAAATGGAATGGGATAAGAGCAAAACAGCCAGAGCAAGCCGTGTTTTCATGCTGCCAATCCACTGATTACATCAAGCGCCGAGTCAAAGGCAAGCATGATCGCCAGCATTTTAACCACCGTGCCATTAACAGGGGCTAATGCCTTTCTGATGGCTCCGATGAAAAGACAGTCGACCAAAAAAGAGACCGACACGATAAGTAAAAGGGTGTTTGTTAAATTGCTCATAATAGGTAAATGCTAACTTATACAAATGAACCTGTAAATATTAGTCAAACGTGCTGATGCCCAATATGCGCTCAAGGTGGGCAGCATCGTCGTCGCTGATGGCTCTTGTCTCATCGATGTACCAGCAGCAGCCGTCATGCCAGCAGATCCCATCTTCATCCACAAACACAGTTTCCGCTGACTGGCCGGTATATTCGACAAGGTTTCGCTGTATAGCCGCCTGAATCTCTTCGTCGTTCAAACCGTCGCACCTAACCATAAACAAAGGATAAACGTCATAGTCAGTACTGGCTGAGATGCGAACCAAAATTCTCATGTGCTCATCCTTGTTGGTAAGTGATTATCTATTTTAACGTGCGCCATGCGGCGCACAACATCCTGTTCAGGTTGGTTGAAAGAACTTCTCCAGCGTGCGGTCAATGGCCTCATCGATGTGCATCAGGTGCCAGACAACCATGTCTTTGCTGCCCAGCGACCGGCTGAAGAGCACGTCTGTTTTTCGCCAGGCGGCGTGAAACCAGTACGGGGTATCGTCCACCGGCAGTTCGTCGCCAGCTTCTTTAAAGTACTTAAGCAACATCGCCTGCTCCGCTGTAGGAGTCGGGCCAATCTCTTCTGCATACATTCGAATAAATCGCTGCCAGTCAGCTTCATCTTCCGCTGGCTCCGGCGCATTCATTTCCGCTATCGCCTCTCTTAACTGATGCGCCCAATCTGGCTGCGGATAACCCTCTGCAATCTCCTTATCAACTACGTCCAGCGCAGCGTTTGCCGCGATATATAGCTTTTTCACGTTCTTCATTGCTTTTGTCCTGATTTACAGCGGGTCGCCACTGGTGGCGTTGCACTGTCACTTTGTCTTTTGAGTTAGAAAACAAATTGTTTTCTTAATGGTGATAATAATGAAAATAAAAAGGCGTCCAATGGACGCCCTTTGTTTACTCAACTTCTTCTTCGATTTCTGGTGCCGTTTCTTTGGCACGTCTTTCGTCAATCGCTTGCAGCGCTGCGATGATCTCCGAAAGGGGCTTCTCGCGGTACATGTCGACGATCTGCGATTTGGTGAACTTCTTGTCGCCAATCTCTACTCGGCCGCTGGCGTTCTTTGGCAGGTATCCTTCTTCCAGCATGTACTCAACTAAAGACTCGATGACGTCGAGACCGCGGCTCGGGTCGAAGTAAAACTTCCATGAGCATTTGCCGTATGGCGTCGCCACTTTGTTTTTGATGCACTCGGCACCCACGTCTTGCCCAATCTTGTCTTTGCCGTCCTTCATGACAGATGCACCCAGACGGATGCGCACTGACGCGTAAAACTTTGGCGAGTCGCCGCCCGGAGACGTTGTCGGATCGCCAAACATCACACCAATCTTTGTACGCACCTGATTCAAGAAAATGATGCAGGCGTTATATTTTCTCGCCCAGAGCGCCAGAGTAGGGAAGTTCGCACTCGTCGCGCGCGCCAGCGCCGTATTGTCGTTCATATTCAGCTGGTCTTTGTCCTTCGCGGTGCCATCCGCCATCTTGTCGAACTTCTCGGCTTTGGAGTTCGGCACCATAGACGCCAGCGAGTCGGCCACAATACAAATTGGCGCGTCTTCCGGAATTAACTCTTCATCGCGCACCAGCTTGAGGATGGTGCCAATAAGCTCAACCGAATCTTCGAAGGTGTCAGGCTGTTTGTAGACCCACTGGCCGTCATCTTCATCTGCGTTCAGACCGTTAGCTACTGCCAGGCCAACGTCAAAACTGTTTTCGTGGTCGAGGAATACGGCCAGACCATTTTGCTTCTGGGCAGATATCATCGCCGCCGTGGCTAAGAAGGTTTTTCCTGCACTCGGAGGCCCAAATACCTCAACGATGCGCCCACATGGGAAGCCGCCGTCGAAACGTCCGGAGATCGCTTTATTCAGCGGAGGGTAGCCACTGTCAATCCAGTGCGTGACCTTCTGAATTTCGTCGTTGCTGCCAATTTTCTTTTTCAGTGCCAGCGCAAGAGCGGATTTTCCTTTTGCCATGATCAGATTCCTTTAGTTTCGTTAATACGCTTCGAAGCAGCGGCTTCGTCAAAATTGATTAAGTCGTGGTTGAGGTGCTTTGCGATACGAGCAAGGATTTTCACAACCTGCTCACTCAACAACGCATACTCACGTTCAGTGGCAGAAATACCGGCAGTACCCAGAATGCTGCGCAGCGCTACAACAGCGTGCTCGCCGTGGCAAAACACGATCTCTTTAGCCAGCATGGTTGGGGTGGTAGCGCCACCGTTGATAATGGATTTCAGCATCAGCAGTACCTTTCAAATGGCAGGATGAACACGTCCAGGTCTTCCAGAAACGAGCGGAAGTTCAGTTCGTAGCAAAGCTGTTCGAACGCCTTAACATCGCGCGCGCCTTTAATGGACTCGATTTCGCTGGGCGGAAATTTCGTTTCGATGAGGTTCATCAGTGTCATGTTGCGTTTGAACGCCTCCAGCATTCGGCAGCCCGTCTTTTCGTTAAACGCGTTCTTTGCCAGCTTGTTGAATGCGGTCTTATAGCGGCCTTTGTCGATGACGATGGAGCCTTCATTGATGCCGCGTACCATTGCGGCCACGCTTCCCCATTCATGCAGCAACTCTTTAGCGCCGCCGTCGCCAATACCACCGACACCCTTGATGTTGTCCGATGTGTCACCCTGTAACGCTTTCGCTTCCAGAAATGCGCGAGGCGTTGGCAGACCGGTTAGCTCTGCGAATTGTTCGAAGTTCACCTGTTTGTGCTTGGCGTCTTCACGAAGGCTTACCCAGCTCACGTTTTCGCGCACCAGCTGGAGCCAGTCTCCATCACCTGTCAGTAAGTAGATGTGGTCGACAGTGGGCTGCGGAGCCAGGCGCGAGACCAGCATTCCAGCCAGGTCATCCGCTTCTGCGTCTTTCGCAACGAGCTGGTTAACGCCCAGCGCGGTCATCATTTTCATGATGTAAGGCTTCTGGAGAGCGAAGCCCTCTTTCATCTTCTTCATATCCGGATCGTCATCGCGGTTCGCTTTGTATTCCGGATAAAAATCACGACGCTTGTCGCTAAAGCCATCCCACAGAATCATCGGTCTGGCATGAAGGATGGATGCGTAACGACGAACGTTTTTCACGAAGCCAAACGCTGCCTGGACTTCCATTTCGCCGTTGTGCAACTTGTCTGATTGTTGGTGGTAATAGCCCAGGCTGTTACCGTCCACTAAGAGATAATTCACCGGTACACTCCTTCCAAAAAGTAAGGCGTCCGTAGACGCCTTACTGGTTACGAGATGGGATTACAGAGCGTCCAGTTCAGCCAGCAGGTCATCGAGACCTTCTTCGGCCGGAGCAGCGGTGGTGGAAGCTGTCGGTTCGCTCACTGCTTCTGGTGCCTTAGCCGCTTCGGGTTCTGGCTTAAACTCAGCTTCCGCGGCACGCAGAATTTCTTCATCAACCAGGCTGGAGGATTCCGGCGCTGGGGTGTGTGCTGTAGCGACAGCAGCGGCGCCTTCCGTATGGCCAGTGATGGAGCCGAAACCCGGCAGGGCGGCGGCAGCGGATTTAGCAGAAGACGAAATCGCCGGTGCAGACATGGTGGCAGCTGGCGCTGCGATGCCAATCAGGCGACCCATCGTGCGCGCGGTAGAGAGCAGACGAGTCTCGTCGGCCTGGTTCGCGTATGCGATCAGATCGTGCTGGGTAGTCCAGAGTTTCTCAGCGATGTCGCCTTTGTAGACTTTGCGCTTCGGCGATACGTCATATTTGGTATCACGACCAGAGCCGGTGCGCTTAATCAGGAACGCGTAGCCTTCTTCCTTGCTCAGCGGGTTGCCGATGTCGTCTGCAATGTCTTCGGACATGACTTTGCAGATGTCATCGAAGACGGTGGACGGCAGCTCGATCAGCTGGCATTTCTCCGCATCGCCAAAGTCTTCGCGAGCAGACAGTACACCATTCACCAGATAACGCGGGGTAGCACGCATGGAGTTAATGCGCTCTTCCATCGCCTTGTTGCCTTTGTGGCGAGCACGACCTTCCATCACCATCTCACACAGCTGGCAAGCGCGGCCGTGGGTGTGCTGTTCGCAGACATAAGCAGTGGTAACTTCTTTGCCTTCCTCATTCTGATGCTTAACGTAGTGCATACCGAAAGTCTGGAAGAACACCCCGTTCGGGTCATCCTTGTTCGGAAAAATGCGCAGAAAGTTGTTGCCGTCTTTCAGACGGGTCAGGTCAACGTTATTGCCACGTTTAGAAGCAATATCGCCACGAGTCTTGTTAAGCAGATCAAGTAATGACTTAGACATGTATTTCTCCTTGTTGTTTATGTGGCCATTGGCGCTGTGCGCTTTGAGCGTTCGTTTGTTCGTGGCTCTTTCGAGCGAGATAAATGATAGATTAGTACTTACTTACGATCCAGTATAAATTAACGGGGAGAGTGGAAGCGTTCGGCACCCAGCCGCTCAATTTCGATGATGGCCATTTTCGATGCCTGGACGATCATGTCGCGGCGGTGTGAAAAGGCGGCCACAGCGTGCTTATAAAGGTCTGCTTTATACCGCGCATCATCCAGTTTCTGACGTTTGGAAAGATACTGTGGGTTGGTTCTGACCTTCGCCTCCAGTACGGACTCATTAAACTTAATGCCGTTCATGCTCAGGTTCTTACGCTCATTGTCGTAAATCTTTGCCTCAATAGCGTCCAGTGACAGCTTCGCATCAGCCACCTCTCGCTCTGCCTGGGCGAGTCTGGAGCCGTACTCCATTAAAAGGCGTGGTTGCTGACGCCAGACGTCTTCAAGATTGTCCCGGTCAAACTCCAGATCGGACATGATTTTTTCGTAGATTTCGGTGCTCATGGTGTTAGTTACCTGCTTACTAATTTGTATCAATTTTACCATGAAGCGTTCAGGCGCAGAAATTTATGACACGAAAAACAAGGTTTACGGGGCGGCAAGTGACAAAAACTGTGGATTAATCTGATAACCTTCCAACGGTCAAAGCTGGCCGTAGACAGCGTGCGACAACGGGATGGTGGCACGGACGGTTGAATGGTTCGCCGTTGACAGATGTCAACATCGGGAATAGTATAATATTCATCGGAGGCGAATGAAGAAACATCCGAACAAGCATATTCAAGCGGCCATTGAATATGCTCTAAGTAAAGGCTGGGTTTGGGTTCCACCGGGCGATTCTGCCCACTGTTTTTGCAAGTTGCGCTGTGGCGATCCAGATAGTGAACACCGAGATCACAAAATGAGTGTATGGTCGACGCCGCGAAGTGCTGAAGTCCATGCCAAGCAAATCAGGCGCAAAGTAAATCACTGCACTTGATTTTGCTCTGTAAGGGGTGGCTCAAACCGCCCCTTATCAAACTAGAGAATACTCTGAATACTAAACCACGAGGTACTATGGCGCTTTATAACTTCACTCTGACACTCTCAGGCGTAACGTATGAGACCGAAGGACTGGAAGATGCGCTGTACGAAAACGGCTGTGATGATGCGCTGATCTGCGCATATGGCAACTCCGTATATGTTGAATTTGACCGTGAAGCCGATTCGCTTGATGAGGCTATTGCGTCTGCGGTCGACAACATCGAATCAGCCGGTATTGGCGCGATTGTTGAATCTGTCGACTCGGCCTTTGTTGGCTTGAGCGACATCGCAGAAATGACAGATATGTCACGCCAGGCTATCGCGATGCTTAAAGATGGTCTGCGCGGCAGCGGGGACTTCCCATGCCCCATTCAGCGCATTAAAGGCCAGTCTCCGCTGTGGGATTGGGCTGATGTAGCGAGCTGGCTTGAAAAGAATGGACGCCTCAAAGAAAACGCAGAGCTGGCGCATAATGCTCGCGTATTGAGTAAGTGGAATCTGGTGCTTCGTAATAGTGCCTCAAAAGATTTTGAAGAGATTGAGAAGATCGCTGTTTCCCTTATCGAGCGTCGACGCCACCAGGCTGAATGCGCATAAAAGAACCCGCCAAATGGCGGGTTTTTCTTTATGCTACTTTCCTACCGAATATATTCGACAGAGTTACCCTGGTTTGGCGTTTTAATCTGTACTGCCGTACATCTCCAATCTTGTTCACCTCCTTAAACTCTTTGGCCACCTTAAGTACCAGGCGGTCGCGGAACGTTTTGAATGCTTCCAGCTGCGCTTGCGGATCGTCAGCTTCGTATATCGCCAGCAGATAACCGCACGCTTTAGGATCTTGTGTTTTTAGCGCCAAAGCTCTGGCGCATTTACGCAAGCGGCTGGTGTTGTCGACCCCATCCAGTCTGGCGAACGCGAGCGCCAGATCTAACGTGACCGGACAATCAATAATTTCCCAGAACTGCGATTTCAGCGTAGCCGCCACTGCTTTATCTCGAAACTCATCTGGGATGGTCGCCAGCTCTTGTGCAATCTTCTGCGCCTCGTTCATGGTGGTGTCTTTGCTCATTTGTTAATAGTCTCCGCTACCTCTGCCAGAATCGCTTCCAGCTTTTCTCCTTCCTCTGGACGGAAGTACAAAATGTTCGGGTTAAATCCGTAGAAGACGGTTACATCCAGCTCCGGCAGATACTCTTTACGACCAACCAGATCTGACGGTTTGCTCTTGTTATTGAAGAGTGATGTCGCCCGGCTGCCACACGTCAGCACATAAGTCGGACGTACCAGGTTTATCTCTTCACGCATGAAGTCGGTGAACTGGCCGATTTCATCTTTGGTGTAGTCCTTCTCTTTGTCCTTCACCTTTTTACATACGCCGGTGACATACAGATCGCCCATGCGTAAGTCGCCTGCAGTAAGTAGTTTGGCCTTGAAGTCGTCATAGCCGTTCTCCATGAAGTATCCGGTACGCCCATCATTGCCGTTCGCGTTATCCAGAATGACCATGATTTTCGGTTTGATGCCGATGCTTGGGCGGATCAGCTCATCACCTAAACCCATTTCGGCCGCCATGCGCGTCATAAGCAAATTGACCTCAGCAGAGCGCTTGGGGTTCATTTCAAATGGACGTGAGGCTTTCACTGCGTCGATTACCAGATTGCCCATCAGCTCCGCCTGGTCGCGCAGGCGTTCCGGAGCGGTGGCTGGCAAGCTGCCCGGATCGATGGATGCAAACGCCCCAACTTTGTCCAGCGATTCACGTACTCGGCTATTGCAGGCACGCTTCTCTACCGCTTCTTCAAACTGCGCCAGTGACTCGAATGCACCACCGACCTTTTCTCGTGCTCGCATGATGGCCTGGCAACCATTCTCGGAGCATCCTTTGATGGCAGAGAAGGGCGCGTAAAGAACCTGACTGCCATCTTCCAGCGTGCGGATCTCAATGCGATTAGACGATATGTTCACATCTGGTGGCAGTACGCGAATGCCATAGGTCAGCGCATCCTTCACAAGTCCCTGATGTTTGTCCTCGCCCAGAATGGTGAGCGCAGCAGCAAAAAACTCAGCCGGGTAGTGCGTTTTTAGCCACATGGACTGATAGCTGATTAAAGAATAGGCAACAGAGTGCGATTTGTTAAAGGCATACGCGCCGGATTTTTCAAACATATTCCAGATTTCTTCGGCTCGTTCGTGCGTCAGGCCATTACTCTCTTCAACAACACCGGTAATTTTCATGCAGTCACCTTATCAACTACTAACACCCACTAAACAAATTGTTTTCTTATCTTATAAATTAAAAATCAAATATCGAAGCTCGTTATGTCGGCGTTTACAGCCATTGCTTCGGCGTAAGTACGACGCTCACCATCAGCGCAAAGCAGACGTGCCGTTTTATGAATTTTCCGCGTAGAACCATCATCAAGTGACACTGTCACCCAGCCTTCCTCCGCTCGCTTAATGAAGTCGCCACCAATGGATTTCATTTTTTCCATATCTTTTTTCCCGATCGCTTTCCTGACCGAGTCTGCTTCCGCCATTGAGAATCCCGCCAGGATTCGCGTAGCAGCCATGATCTGCTCCTGATAAATCAGTACGCCGTTTGTATCGCGAGATATATCGTCCAGCATTGGGTGCAAGGAATGCGGCGGCATGAAGCCTTTGGCCACAGAAACGTAGTCATCCAACATGCCTGACTGGATGGGGCCGGGGCGGAAGAGCGCGGTGGTCGCGACAACCGTTTTAAAACTCATTGGCTCGATACCGCTACCCAGATCTTTAAGCAGCTTGCGCATTGGGCCAGATTCCAGCTGGAAGACGCCCTGTGTGTAGCCAGCAGCGAAACCATCCAGAACTTTGCGGTCGTCGAGTGGAATGGCGTCCAGGTTGATATCGTTGCCAGTGCTCTCTTTGATGTAACGCTTTGCGCTATCCAGCAGATCGAGCGTGGCCAGACCGAGTACGTCCAGCTTAATCAGCCCCATTGCCTCGCAGTAACGCTTATCGAACGCAATGCAGCGCGCATTACCCCGCAGCTCTACGGGCGTGCGCTCAACCAGTGGTACGCCAGCGACAATCATGCCCGCAGCATGGCGGCCGAAGCCACGCATCAGACTTTGCAGTTTGCACGCCGCCTTAAACGCTTCCGGGTTTTTGTTAGCGTATTTGTCCAGGCTGGCCAGCTGCTCGCGCAGTTCTTCCAGTGACAGGCTATCGTCTTCCAGATTCTTGAACTCTTTGGACACCGCCATATCCGCGGCGTCGACGCCATAAATACGAGCTGTATCGCGCAGCGCGGAAGCCGCGCCCAGATAAGTGAAGTTAGGAATACCGGCAACATAGTCTTCGCCATAGCGCTCATTCAGATACTCGATTACCTCATGGCGACGTGCCTGGCTAAAGTCCAGATCTGCATCCGGAAGGTCGAGACGCTCAGGGTTAATGAAACGCTCAAACAGAAGACCGTGGCGGATTGGGTCAACGTTGGTGATGCCGATACACCAGGCCACCAGAGAGCCAGCAGATGAACCACGACCGGGGCCAACTGGAATACCGGTTTCGCGACTGTGATTCATCAAATCGCGTACCATCAGAAAGTAACCGCAGAAGCCCAGGCGGGTCAGCGTATCCATTTCATACTTGAGACGGTCAACATATACACGGTGCTCAGACGCTGGTGGCGTATAGCCAAACTCTTTGGTGGTGAGACGCTTGCGCAGGCCAGCAACCGCAAGTTTCATCAGTGCAGCAGGTTCGTCTTCGGCCATCTTTGGTAATGCCGGTGGCAGTTCGTGCCAGCGCCAGGTGCAGGCTTCGATGATCGCGTCCTGTGTCGTCGATGCCATCGCCGCCGTCACTGGTACACCCATACGAACGGAGAATGCTTTGAGCGCCTCAAGCAGATGCCGGCGTCCATTGATGGCGTTGTCACGCTGGTGGGGGATACGGAGACGATGCGGCTGGTCGATCTTGATGTTGTTCGTCACCATGTGCGCAATGTCTTTAATGTCTGCATCCTCGACAGCTTCGTAATAAGCGGGATAGAACGCCACTGGCTCGATTTTCAATGCGCTCGCCACTTTCATCGCCCGGACGTTAATCTGGTCGTAGAATGGCGTAGGGTGCGGATAAACCACGCTGTAGAAGTTGTCGCGCCCACCCGCAGAAACCAACGTGCTAATGATCTTCGCGAAGTCGCGGCGCTGGAATATGCTGCCCATGTCGGACGTCAGCAGGATGATGTTGCCTTTGGCATAAACGGTAGCCAGCTGGTCGAGCGCCAGACGTGGTACGAAGTAAAATTGCTCGCGCTTGTTCGCTAAGGTCATCAGCTCGCAAACATCGCGATAACCTTGCTCATTTTTGATGAGTGCAGTGAAGCTGTAACTACGGTCACGCACCAATGATTCCATACATCTCTCAGACTCTTTCGCCATTCGGGCGCGGTGCTCGTATGTGGGGTCGTCGACAATATTCAGCTTAACACCACAGATCACCGCCATATCGTCACCCGCGGCGCGCTGGAGGGGGATGACACTGGCAATATTCATGCTGTCAGCGGAAATGACAGCGGTATAGCCAGCTTCCTTTGCAATTTTGACCGCCTTTTCTGCTTTTAGCGCTGACTCCCCCAGCGAGAAGTCAGTTCTGACCATTAGAGCCTTCATGTGTTTTTACCTTTCTGGTTTTTTTGATTTTGTCATTGGGGAAGCCTACGAACTTCCCATACAGCGAAATCGCAACCTCTCTGGCTGCCGCATGGCACGCGGGCTTCTCAGGACACATTGAGCAAGCCCGGCCAGTTTCAGACGCTGCGATAAGTGAGCCAAAGCATCCTTTACGCACGATTAACCGAAGATCTTCTGAACCACCTCACGTGAAGCCTGGGCAGACGTGGATGGCAGCTTGTTGATGAACGCCTTCTCGATGCCAGCAGCAAAGTCGCCGCGCATCATTCCGATTTTTGAAGCCAGCAGCAGTTCACGAGGACCGATAGGCTGACTGATGAGGTGCTGTTCGTACCCTTCGCGAACGAGATTGGCGAACTTCACTATTTTCTCTGCGTACTCGCGAATGATGCCCGCCTGAACCAACATGTTTGTTTCTGCCTCCGGACTCATGTATTTCACGTTGGACACGATGCCAAAGCGTGAGAAGTTCGCGGCGTTCTGGATGTTCGTGCCTTGATAGAGACCGGTTTCGTCGCCAGATCCGTTGGTGTTACCTGTTCCGATGAAGGCGAAGCGCTTATGTGGCGTAATGCGGCGCCAGTCCGGAGTCGCCTCTTTAACGATGAGCGGCTCTCCTTCCAGTACCGGCTGGTACACGCCAAGAATCTGCGGGAAAGCGAAGTCGTATTCGTCAGCCAGGTAAACCCAACCGTTTTTCATGGCCAGCGCCAGCAGCCCAGGCTCAAAGTAGGTGGAGCCGTCGCGCGCGAGGATCTGACCCGTTACATGGCTTTCCTCCATCGAAGCGGTGTGCTGTGCGCGGATAAGCGGGCGATTGAGCAGAGCACAGAGCTGCGTTGGCAGTGAGGATTTGCCGGTGCCAGCGTGACCCCAGAGATAGCCAGGGATGCCAATCTCCAGCATCATGAAGACGTCTTTAATCAGATCGAAATCGCCATACACATAGTTCTTCTTCACTTCCGGTATGAACTCCGGGTATGGCGTATTGACGTTCACCGTTACCTGCAGGGGTTTGCCTCGTGGCGTTCCCAGCTCTTTCAGCGTTACGCCAAGCAGCTCGTGCGCGGCTACCAGCTCCGTCTTGTACTCAACAGAACCCACATAGCCTGGGTGCGCGCTGATCTCCGCGACTTTGCTATCTCCGGTATGCAGTTCGGCACGCTTCTCTTTGAGTTTGGCCAGCGCGGTGCTGGAAATGGTCGGTTCGTCCGGAAACTCCGTGGTGTACATCTTCACCACCTCATCGACATCCAGGCCTTTCGCTGCTTCCGGAAGGTTTTCGCAGCGCCCCATAGAAATGTGAGATTTGAGGTGGTGAAAGGATTTGCCACACCATTTGCAGACGATGGTTTCAGGCAGTTGCTGTTCTTGATTCAGTGCATTAGCGGCCATGTGCTTTCTTTACTCGTTGTCGTTAATGGCGTATATCTTATATAAATATATTATGGTTTATAGTAAGTGATTACTTATTTTATCGGGTAAATTTTTACCCGAGAATGATACGAGACAGCTCTTTAACGACCGATGGCCCGATTTGCTCAACGCTGTTCACGAGGGCGTAGTTTTTGTAATAGCGTCTCGGAGCGTCAGTAAGGATGCCTATGGCCATGAGATCAATGTCGCTTAAGGTTTCGATTTCGTTAGTGACAGATCTCAAATGTGGCGCAAACCCATCGCCAGCAGCACACGGCGCGCCATCGCTCATGACCATCATGATTTTCTTGTCCTCTATGCGCCCCGAAAACAGTGATGCCAGCTGCGCGATACTCTCGCCATCAACGTTGTTGAGCAGGGGGAACGTCTCGCCCACACAACCCATACGAGCGCGGATCTCCGGAGAGTTCGCTTTCTCATTCCAGTTCTTGATGATTGGCAGCATCAGCGCTTCAAAACGTGAGAACCCTGCTTTCGACATTGTCGAGTAGTCCGGATTTCCGAACGTGGTGAAGCCGGTGATGATGTTCGGCACGTTAATGCGGTCGAGTGCATCGGCGATGGTGTATGCGCTGGCCAATGCCAGATGAATCTTTTTGCCGCTCATTGAACCTGATAAGTCGATAACCTGCTGGACGCACGCGTTAACTGCACGGTGATCTTCCTTGCGACGGAATACGCGATCATCGTTCATTGCCAGGCGATAAAGACTGGAGCCATGAATGCGGCCACGACGCTGACCCGGTATAAACTGCACCCGGTTTCTGCTGGCAATCGCGCGCTCCAGGTCTTTGGCGAGGGTTGCAGATACACCGGCCGACAAGTGTCGCTCGATGTACAACTCAAACAGCTTGCGACCTTCCGGAACCATGCGATAACGGTCAATGGGTGAGTACATCGGAATGGCTCCAAAGACTTTTTTGGTGCGCCTGATGTGATCTTCTGCCTCGTCAATTGGACCGATAAAGTCGTAAGAGCGGTCGTATGGGCGATATTCTTCAAGAGAGGTTCTTTTCAGTTCGCTGCTGATTGTCGAAGAGAGCGCGTCCTCTGTTACTTCCCCGACCTCATCTTCAACCTCGTCCAGTGCCTTGAGGGCATCGTCGAGCGTCATATCGTCCGGAGAAGCCACACACCCGGAGTCGTCATCCTGTGAGTCTTCGGCACCTTCCTCCGTCTCGCTTCCTTCACCCGATGCTTCACCGTCTTTGTCTGGCTCGCCGTCGCCTCCGCCACCTGTGCCGGAAAGATCATCTTCTGACGCATCACCCTCGCCGCCGCCAAATCCGTCCGATTCGTCTGCATCCTCGCGAATCCCATCGCCCGGCGCTGGCGCGCTCTCCTCGTTCTGGTCATGTCCACCACCTGAACCGCCACAATCCTCATCTGGCGAGTTGTTTATGCCATCAGAGCCTGCTTCCGTATTATTAATATCTGTATCACTTATATCTATAGCGTCAGTAGGTAAGCTCTTATCTAATGATTCTGGCGCATCAAACTCCCCAGACTCATCATCCTTCGGCTCGCTTTTATGGTCGGCTGCGCCCAGCTCATCTTCTCCATTTTCTGGCTCTTCGTCATCGCTTTCCGGGCTTGCTGGGGTGTCATCTTCACGTCCAGGCTCATCGTCTTTTTCCTTGCTGCCAGATGGTTTCTTGGCCGAAGACTTTTTCTCCGGAAGCTTCCCTTCCGTCTCTTCTTTCAGGTCTTTCATAAGCAGAGCGATGGCTGCGGCCACTTTTACGCAATCCTCAGTGCAGGACATGTTGCGTACCGCTACATCAATGCCATGCTCTTTAAGCAGCGCTACAGGTTTGGCGATGTAATGCCAATGGTCTTCCATAAACTCAACAAAAGGGCTTTGGCCATCCCAGGCTCGAACGACGGGGCACAGAAAGAATTTCAGGAACAAATCACGCTGATCACCTTTGCAGACGGCTACTGCTTTGGCCACGTTGGTTTGGAAGTATTTTTCAATGATCAGCTTCTGCGTTGTCAGCAGATTACGGCGTGTTCCGCCAAACACCTGCCCCATCTTGCGCTCAATAAAAACATCCTCCAGCGCGTTCCACAGGCCTGTCGATGGGGCTTTGCCTTTGTTACGCATGTTCATGGCTACTTTGGGATCTGTAAACAGGATATGGGCTACCTCATGGTCAAGGAAGCCGCGTACCGCGTTCATGAGCGTCGGAGTGGCGTCGTCAGGAATGGAGGGTATGTTAACGAGTACTGGCTCCCCACGTTTGTTGTAGCGAACAAACGCTTCATTGCCTCGTTCAGCGACAGGAATGCTTTTGCCAGAGAGCATTGCCACCACTCGTTTAACACAGTCGCGAAAATCCTGTACCTCCTTCAGTACAGCTCTTTTGTGGGTTTTAGACATAGGTATTCCTTGTTTGTTAAAACAATTTGTTTTCTGATGCTTATAAAATATCACTGTACGAACAGGCGACTAAGCTGTTCGTACAGGCGAGAAGAGGTATTGAGACTTAAATGGTACGGACAGCGAAGGAGCCGGAGCCGGTGTTGATCAAAGTGAAGTGCATACTATCGAGTTTAAAGCTGAACGCGGTGGCATCCTTGAGGCTAAAGCCGAGTTGCTTTGTTGGGAGTTCTGTGAGGATTTTTGCAGCACCATCCTCTTCAATCACATAGGCATCCCCGATATCAAGGGTGGTCAATTTAAAAACAATGTTTTTCATTTTGAGACATCCGTTGACAATTTTAAGCTCGAAATATTACTACCTAATGTATCAATGCGGAATATTTCTATATCATATGCATCTTAAAATTTTTCGTCTTTAAGCGAGGAGAGACGAGCGCAAAGCACTGTAATGCCTGATTAAAAGTACGAAAGTGCCTTGTAAAAAAGATAGATAAGTCTTTACAACCCTAACCTTTGCTGTAATATCGGTAAGCACTTACCAGAGAAAATCAAAACACGCAAGGTCGAAAAACATGGCTATCAACGAAACCGAAGCGAAAGTAAGTCGCTACGCAGCATTCATTGACTCACTAATCGCTACCTCACCGAAAAGCCAGGCAGTGATCGCGAAAGAAATCGGGTACAAAAACCCCAACAACCTTTCGCTCATAAAAAGCGGCAAAATCCCATTGCCGGTGGATAAGGTGCGTCCTTTGGCCGTCGCATTAGATACTGACCCGGTTCGACTGATGTTGATGGTTCTGGAAGAACGCCAGCCTGAACTCCTCCAGTTCTTCCGCGAAGAAGGTACTGCTCCGCTAACCGCAGATGAGAAACTCGTATTAGAAGTGTTCCGCAAGCGTTTTGATGGCCAGCAAGGGGCTTCAGAGAAGGTTGTAGAGGCCATCAAGTCTCTATGA